CGGTTACTGGGTCCATATCGGCGCACAAAATGAAGCTTTGCGCTAGGTTCCCGGTTTTGTCGTTGTCGCTAGATTTCAAGGCGGTGACAATGACAACGATGGGTTTTCCATCGATGCGGCTCGGGCCTTCATAGGCGATAAAGCCAAGGGGTTTGGTTTTCATGGGGTGCCTTTCAATGCGTCAAGGGGTGAGGGGTCGAGTTTTTCGGTGATTTCATATCCCAAAGTCTTGATTTTTTTCAAGCTTTGAAGGGTCAGCGTTTTGGTGCCAGCTAGGGCGGCAAAAACGCGCGATTGATCGCAAGCGGGATAAATGACAGGGTTTCCGTAGACTGTGCGGGTCGTTACGATAATTTGCGGTTTCATGCTGTGGCCTTCCGTGCGGTTACTTTAACTGTGTAGGTGGGTTCGTGAGATATGGTGGTGTGGGCTTTGAGTAATTGGGCGGATGGTTCAAGCTTTCGGGCGATTGTTTGCCAGTCAATGGTTTGGCGATAAACCGGGCCGGTAACTGTTGCGCTGTGTAGGGTTCCGTCTACGGCGCGGACTTCAGCGGCGATTAATGCGGCTTTGTAGGTGTCTTCGCTTGTTTTAAGGTCGGCTATTTTGGCGCGGATGTCTGCGAGCGTATCGACAATGTCGGCAAGTTCATCGGGTGAGAATAATTGGTTCATGGTGTGGTCTTTCAGATGGTAAAGCTGGGCAGGTTGCGGATGGGTGAGGGGTCAGCGTATTGATCGCGGATGGTCAGTCGATACCCGGCGGCTTTGGCGGCGTCCATGTATCGGGCGGCGTCTATGTCTTCTTCCAAATAAACCCGGGCGGCTTTTTGGTAGCTGTATGGGCTAATGGTGTTGGTGATTCCCAAGGCGTCAAGGTCGGCGCGGCTGACTTCTAACCAGCCATGGCCGGGGTCGGTGTGAAAAGTGAGTGAGCGGGTTTTCATGGTGTGGTCTTTAGATGGTTGCGAAAGTGTCGGAAATGATGAATTCTGGGTTTGTGTTAACCCCTAAGCTGATTGCAAGTGCCAATATTTCGGCTTGCTGGCTTTTCTTTGGCGCGGAGCGGTGCAGTACTGATAACACGCGGGCGGCATGATTAGCACCGAAGTGGATTGTTCTGTGTAGGGTGTCTATATCCCTGCGTTGTGCTTTGTTTAGAGTCGATTTGTTCATGGTTTCCCTCTGTTGATTACCCTTTACCGGGCCGGTCTATGGGTGCTTCTCATGGGCTGATACTCGCATGGAAACCCTTCCAGGCCTGTCGCCTAGGTGACACAAAACCGCTGCCGTGTCGCATAGGTGACAGTTTCTCGGTTTGTTCCTATAATGGGCGCGGGTAAACAATAGCGAAGCGGGGCAGTTATGGTTATGAATCGTAAACAGATAAGGGAAGCACTAGACACAATACCTATGGATCGCATCCTATCTGTACCGGGTGAGCTAACCCATAAGCAAAAGACCTTTGCCCGTTTAGTGGCAAGCGGCTCCACTGGGTCGGACGCATACCGCGGTGCCTACGATACCCAAGCAAAACCCAAGCGGGTCGGAAACAATGCCAGCGTTCTCAAAAAACACGAGGGCATAAAAAGGGAAATCGAAGCGTTCAGGTTAGCTAACCAAGCGGCGGAATATCACACGCCCCAACAATTGAGGGATTTAGTAATCCATTCACTGGTGCAAGTAGTCATTGACCCTGACGCTAAACACGCTACCAAAGTGCAGGCGGCTAAGGTGCTGGGTACTGTGACAGAGGTCGCGGCTTTTACGGAGCGGCGAGAGGTTCACACTATCAAATCAAGTGGTGATGCAAAGAACGAGCTACTGGCAAAGCTTCGCACTCTAATGAATAGCACAGCGACCGATGCGACAGCGCGAGACGCAAACGCGCTGATCGAAGAACTGACCCTATCCCAAGACGATTTGCCGGATGGCGAGGGATCGACCCCCACCGCCCCGAATGCCGTTTGGAGTCCCACTCAACCCTTACATACTATTCCACACACTGAATCACTTCAAGAATCTGACCCCCCTCCCCCTAACTTACAGATTCCTGACGCCCAGTGGAAATCTACAGAAAACACCCCCCTAAACAAAACAGAATGACTTATCCGGGGGGTATATTTTTGGAACTTTTAAGTAACATGAAAACGCAGGGTGGCAACGTTGCCAGGCAGATTTTGATTAATCGGGCGATGTCACCGCGGCGTAGGACTAGTTTTGAGGAATGTTTGGGGGTAAAGATGAGTCCGGCTCAGAGGGAGGTATTTGTGATTGTGGATGAGTGGTGGAAGAGGTTTCACAGTAGTCCTTCGTTGAGGGATATTATGGATATGAGGGGTAAGGGTGGGATTGGGAACACGGCCAGGTTGGTGGATCGGTTGGTGGAGTTGGGGGTGTTGAAGAGATTGAAGAATAGGGGTAGGACGATCCGGCCTGTGTACATTAACTTTAGGAAAGTTGAATGAGTGATTCATTGGAGGAGATGCTGAGTGGGTTAGATCCGGCTCAGTATGAGAAGTTGATAGAGGAGATAAAGGTTTACCAAGCGGCGGTGGAGAGGGAGAAGGCGCAGGGTACTTTTATGGACTATGTTGGGATGATGTGGCCTGGGTTTATACATGGCCGGCATCATGCTTTGATGGCCAAGAAGTTTGAGGATGTTGCTAGTGGGAAGATAAAACGGGTGATTATTAACATGCCGCCGCGGCATACGAAGTCGGAGTTTGCTTCTTATTTGTTGCCGTCTTGGTACTTGGGGAAATTTCCTAAGAAGAAGGTGATTCAGTGTTCAAACAAGGCGGAACTGGCTGTGGGGTTTGGGCGCAAGGTTAGGAACTTGGTGGGTAGTGAGGCTTATGCGCGGGTATTTCCTGGGGTGCATTTGAGGCAGGATAGTAAGGCTGCTGGCCGGTGGGCTACTAACGAAGGGGGGGAATATTTTGCTATTGGTGTGGGGGGTACAGTAACAGGTAAGGGTGCTGACCTTTTAATTATTGATGATCCGCATAGTGAGCAGGAGGCTGCGGCGGCGGCACATAACGCGGATGTTTACCAGAAGGTGTATGAGTGGTATACGTCTGGGCCACGGCAGCGTTTACAGCCGGGCGGGACGATTGTTATTGTGATGACTCGGTGGGCGGATGGAGATTTGACGGGTCGGGTGTTGAAGGATGCGATACAGAGGCAGACAGGTGAGCAGTGGGATTTGATTGAGTTGCCTGCGATATTGCCGTCGGGTAAGCCGTTGTGGCCTGAGTTTTGGAGTTTGGATGAGTTGGAGGCTTTGAAGGAGGAATTGCCGGCTGGGAAGTGGAATGCTCAGTACCAGCAAAAGCCGACAGGGGAAGAGGGTGCTATTGTTAAGAGGGAGTGGTGGAAGGTATGGGATAAGGAAAGACCGCCGGCTTGTGAGTTTTTGATCCAAAGTTGGGACACGGCTTTTACGAAGAATGAGCGGAGTGACTACTCGGCCTGTACGACTTGGGGGGTTTTCTATATGAACGAAGACCCGAATGATGTGAATGTAATTTTGCTGGATGCGTTTCAGGAGAGGATGGAATTTCCTGAATTGAAGGCTAAGGCTCAGGAGTTGTACCATGAGTGGGAGCCGGATGCTTTTATTGTGGAGGCTAAGGCGGCTGGATCTCCGTTGATCTTTGAGTTGAGGAGAATGGGTATATCTGTATCTGAGTTCACACCTACACGGGGGAATGATAAGTTTGTGCGGTTGAATTCCGTGACTGATCTATTCAAATCGGGTAAAGTGTGGGCACCTGATAAGAAGTGGGCTTATGAAGTAATTGAACAGATGGCATCATTTCCAAACTCATCACATGATGACTTGGTGGACTCAAGCACCCAAGCATTGATTCGATTTCGGCAGGGCGGGTTTTTGCGGTTAGATACCGATGAAAAAGACGAGCCAAGATCGCGTAGATCCTACGCATACTATTAAGGAACACCAATGGCCACAAACATGGACAAATCTCTGTATCAAGCACCTTTAGGTATTGAGGCTCTAGAAGAGGGGCTGCCTGAAATTGAGATTGAGATTGAAGACCCGGAGTCTGTAACGATTGGAATGGACGGGCTGGAGATTTTGATTGGTAAAGAAGATGAAGGCGGGGACGAGTTTGATGCTAACTTGGCCGAGCATTTGGATGAAGGCTATTTAGAAGAGTTGTCTGGTGAGTTGTTGGGCGAGTTTGAAGAAGACATAGCCTCACGTAAGGACTGGCTACAAACCTATGTAGATGGTTTGGAATTGTTGGGATTGAAGATTGAGGAACGCAGTGAGCCGTGGGAGGGAGCTTGTGGTGTGTATCACCCGCTCTTATCTGAGGCGTTGGTGCGTTTTCAGTCGGACGCAATTATGTCTACGTTTCCAGCGGCTGGCCCGGTAAAGACGCAGATCATTGGCAAGGAAACGCCAGAGACTAAAGATGCGTCTATGCGCGTGGCGGCTGATATGAATTACCGATTGACGGTAAAGAATAAAGAGTACCGGCCTGAGCATGAGCGTATGTTGTGGGGCTTGGGCCTAGCTGGTAATGCTTTCAAGAAGATCTACTATGACCCGTATCTTGAGAGAGAGGCTTCTATATTTGTGCCGGCAGAAGATTTGGTTGTGCCTTATGGCGCGAGTAATTTGCAGTCTGCGCCGCGTATTACGCACGTTATGCGTAAGACAGAGAATGAAGTTAAGCGATTGCAGGTTGCAGGGTTTTGGAGGGATATTGATCTAGGCACGCCAGAGACGGCATTGGATGAGGTTGAGAAAAAGATTGCTGAGAAGATGGGCTTTAGAGCTACATCAGATGATCGGTT